TATGTTAAGGCAGGAGGCAAGGTGATTATCTTGGATGAGACCCTCTCGAAGAAGTTGCTTAAACTTTACAGACCGGTGTCCGGTTTCACTGATCCTCGTTCCCTGGTCTCGTTTGCCTCGTTCTCGTTTCCGTTACAATGGCCACGGATCCGGGAGACCATCCTTCAGGAGCTGGTGAACTGTGCAGCGTGATCCTCGTTCTCGCTTCTCGTCCTCGTTCTCGTTGGAACTGGAAAAGGGCCAACGGACCATCCAGCAGCGGGAGCTGCCAGGCAGCGGGAAGCTCGTGTCGTTATCTGCCCCTCGTTTTTTTACCTCTTTAGTTAGTTCGGGGGGCTGGTAACGGCATGGCACCATCTGATCTCGTCTCGTTGTCAAGGAAAAACATCTCGTTCTCGTCTGACAAACAGCACTTGGCACGGGCAGCGTACAATTTAGGGGGTGAGGTCCTGAACTGTCTTTTGAACAGTGTGAAAAAAAGCTCTTGACATTTATCCCATCAGGTCTTATGTAAGGTCTGCACTTCTGGTTCTGTAGGATAACAGCAGAAGTGCCGATGTGGCCACGTCAGGAGGTAACCGTAAGGTGTAAACTTCGGTGGCCATTAACGTTGGGGAACTGACTATTCTTAAACGAAGTTCGCAGTGGGAAATAGGTCTGGGTTGTTTGCCACCTAATTCTGCTGCGGTCTCAACGCTTACTAACAAAGGAGAGCATATGAAAAATCAAAACAAACCTGAAGCAGGCAAAACGTACGCGTTAACGGGGGCTCGTGGTACGAGCTGCATTGCCAACGGTAACAGCTGGGCCGAGTCTGAGGTCCACGGAGAACATGCCGTTACCATCGACTGGGGACAAGAGAAACAGAAAAGAAAGAAGTATACCTTCGCATCCGCTGCAGAGAAGAATGCTTTCATGAAAGGCGTGGAGGAAATGGATGGCTGGCTTGAGTACAATGTCGTTGGGGAGGACAAATGATGGCCTCGTCTCGTTTAGAAAAGGCTTGGCCCCAGCAGCAGGTAACAGCTGGGGCCCATCTGGCAGCCAGGAGAAGCTCGTGTGGTTGATATCGTTGTACATTGTATTACTATTACTCTTCCCGTCCTTCACCACGCTGGTTACCGGTGTAATGATTCTCGCTCTCGTTGGTATAATCTAGATTTCGTTCTCGTTTAGAATGGAACGGGATCCGTGCAGCAGCGTAACCTTTTGCTTCCCATCTGCTTCCGAGTGCTTTTGCTTGGTCGTGATTTACTTTAGAATCGTTCTAAAAAATAGTTGTTGCGTTGATCGGTGGGATTTGATAAGAGAGGTTTGGGTGGTTTGTCAGTAAAAGTAATGTACATTTGAAATCTTTCCACCCTTTAACAAACTAACAAAGGAGAAGATATGGGATTAGATCAACACGCACACCTACGAGGTCACAAAGTAGATTGGAAGAAATACTATTCTGACAACGAAGAGGAAAGCAAGAAAGAACACGAGCAGGTTTTCGTTTGGCGAAAACACGCAAGACTTCAAGAGTTCATGGCGAAGAAATGGGCAGATCAAAATCCTTCGGTAAAAATTGATAACCCTCTGGCACATCTCGGTTTCAATGGAGATCAAGAGGCACCATGTTATATGACGCAAGAGGTCGTTGACGAATTAGGAGAACAGATTGCAAAAGGTTTCTCGGATTATCACGCTGAAGATGGATTTTTTTGGGGTCAACAATTCCAAAAGGATAGTGTCAAGGAGTACAAAGAGCAGGACATCAAGTTCTTGAAATTCTGTCAACAAGCCATTAGCGAGGGCAAGGTTGTAGAATATTGGTGTAGTTGGTAATGCCGAAAGAAAAGAAACGAGCCGACATTGTCGGCTCGGCTCGTTCTCGCAAAGGACAGGTCGAACAAGATAAGATGACAGCAGAGATCAGTCAGTTGGCAGGTCGCTTGGCAGAAGTTCTGGGTGAGGAATTTATACAAGTAGAGGTTGAGCCAATACTCAAAAAATTAGATAAAAAAAAGTTAAATTAATTCTTGTAATGGGAATTGATAGGATATAAAAAGATAGAGCATTTTATAAAAAATGCATAACTTAACAAAGAGGTAAAAATGCAAAAAGCAAAAAAGTTAAAGCAAGAAGAAAAGAAAATAATTCTTTCTTATGCTCAACTTAAACTTAAAGCAAATAGACTATCTAAAGAGTTAGACACAATGAAACAGAATGTTGTTGATGTCTTTGATAGATCAAATCAAAACTTAATCATTGTTCAAGATGAGAGTGGTAATAGTTTTGGATTACAAAAAATAAATCGTAAGCGAAAGAAATTTGAAACAGCAAATTTCAAAATTGCTCACAATGATTTATTCAACAAGTTCTGTACAGAAATTGAGTACAGCGAGTATAAAGCGATTGGTGGTACTGATGCCTAACAATGACTTGATGAATATTGCTGAGGTACTAGCAAAAAGGGTTGGCGATAAATCGCCAACTCAACTTCAAGAGATGCTAATTTCAAATGGAGTTAAGAAACAACTCAATTATGAAATTATGTTTCAACTATTAATGGGAGAAGTTGAAAAGCATATCTTAGAAAATCAGGGTAATGCTGTTGTTGATGAGTTTAAAAACAATGTGTTGGAAAAGTTCTCAACACTAATACAACAACTAACACCTAAACCATAATAATCTAAAACCAATGGCGCAGTCGCGCCATTGGTGTATCTATTCTATAGCAAGGCTCACAATTTACATTGGCAAAATTTTACGATTTGCACAGTCCAACTCGCGTTTATACGTGGGTCAAATTTGGACAAAGAGGTTTACAAAGCAAGATATACAAATATACTAGGGTCCCAAACGCTATGAATATAGAGCATCTATCAGAAGACGAATTAAAAGATTTAATTTTAAAAAAGCAGTTGGAGTGGATCAAGTTATGCCAAGATGATTTTTTAATTTTTGCTACTGCTGTTTGGCAAGATTTTATATATAGAAAGACTGATGATCCCAAAAATTATGGACATCATCAGATAATTGCTAGTGCCTTTCAAGACATAGCTTTTGGCGATAAAAAGAGGCTCATCATAAATATGCCCCCAAGACATACAAAATCAGAATTTGCATCTTACCTGTTTCCGGCATGGATGATTGGAAGGAATCCTAAGATGAAAATTATGCAGGTATCACACAACGCAGAATTAGCTTCAAGGTTCGGTAGCAAAGTTCGAAACCTTATGAATTCAAGGGAGTATAAACAAATTTTTGGAAATGTTACACTTAGAGAAGATAGTAAAGCAAAAGGACGTTGGGAGACCAATCATGGTGGGGAATACTTTGCAGCGGGTGTTGGCGGTTCTATCACAGGACGAGGGGCGGACTTACTTATTATCGATGACCCACACACTGAACAAGACTCAATGTCAGACTCAGCAATGGATCGTGCATACGAGTGGTACAACTCAGGACCCAGACAGCGTTTGCAACCAGGAGGTAGAATCTGTGTTGTCATGACGAGATGGGCTACCGATGATTTGACAGGAAGGCTCATCAAATCACAATCAGAACCCAAAGCAGATAAGTGGGACGTGATCGAGTTTCCTGCCATACTTCCAAACGATGAACCTGTGTGGCCAGAGTATTGGAGCAAAGAAGATCTTGAAGCAGTTAAAGCTTCTATCTCAACCAAGAACTGGAATGCACAATACATGCAGGACCCAACTTCAGAAGAGGGGGCAATCATCAAAAGAGATTGGTGGAAAGACTGGGATTCAGAAACACTACCAAAATTACTTCACGTTATACAATCATATGATACTGCATTCTCTAAAAAAGAGACTGCAGATTACTCTGCTATCACCACCTGGGGTATCTTTGAGCCATTTGAAGGCTATGAGAAGTGTATAATATTATTAGATGCACAAAAGGGAAGATATGACTTTCCTGATTTGAAAAATCTAGCTATAGAGCAATATCATTACTGGGAGCCTGAAACTGTTATTATTGAGGCAAAAGCCAGTGGTCAGCCATTAATCCACGAATTACGTAGAGCAGGTATACCCGTTGTCGATTATGTGCCTGCAAGAGGCAGAGACAAGCATACACGTATAAATAGCTGTGCGCCTGTATTTGAGTCTGGTATGGTCTGGGCACCTCTTGACGAACACTGGGCACAGGAGGTCATTGAGGAGTGTGCAGCCTTCCCCAATGGACAATACGATGACTATGTTGATTCTATGACCCAAGCTGTGTTAAGATATCGACAAGGCGGATTTGTACAAACATATTCAGATGATTGGGACGAACCGAACTTTAAAATAGAAAAGGATTATAAATATTATTAGGAGAACCTATGGCAAAAAGATTTGGATTAAGAGCTCCGAAAAAAATAAGCGAAAGAGAGGCTATTAGAATGAGGAAAGATGCAAACAGAGATTATGTTAGAGCAAATAGAATGCTTTCAGGTGGCCAAGCAAAATTAGACAAGAATAAAAATAACAGAATCGATGCAGAGGATTTTAAATTACTTAGAAAAGAAAAAGGTAAAAGAGTTGGTGGTGAAATAAAAAAGGACCCAACAAAACCTGTAAACCCATTTGAGAAAAGAGCAAAAAAAATCAGCAAAGTAAAAAAAATTCTTAAAGGTGCTGGAAGATTAGGAGTTGCAGGAGCTATAGCAGGAGCTGCAGCGGCAGGTGCAAAAAAAATTGTTGACAAAATTAAAGAAAAGAAAAAAGCTAAAGATACAGTGATGGAAGGAAGCAAAGTTGCTGCATCTAAAGTTTCACCAAGAATGGGTGGTGGTATGATGCAACGACCTATGGGTTATAAAGCAGGCACAATGATTAAAGCCAGAGGCGGTGGAATGGCAAGATCAAAACCTACAAAAATGTACTAGGAGGGACTATGTCCCTACGGAGTTTATTTCAGTTTGGGAAGCGGCTTCTTAAAGGTAAGAAAGAATCAGCGACACCGGCTACCGGACAACAGACAAAACAAATAACTTACGAACCAAAACCATCTCAGGCACAAGGTCAAGAGTTAGCTTTACGAGAATTACGTAACCCCCCAGTGGTTTTAAAACAAACAAAACCTCTACATATGGGAGATGACATATCTCCTGCATTTGGTTCTTCTACATACGATTGGGTAATGAGAAAAGGTAGAGGACAATACACAGCTGATGAATGGCTTGAACACTTAACAAGTAGAAGAAAAGACAGGTTTAATATTTTTGGCAAACCTGCAACCCGAACTGTTTTAGATCTTAAAAAATTTAAATATGATAGAGGACCTTTTGCAGGTAAAGAAGTTAGTATTTCGAGAGAAGAATTATTTGATTCAAATTTAGCAATATTCAATGATCGTGGTGATCTAACAGGTGGTTTATTATTTGCAGCACAAAAGTTTGGTATGAAATTAGATGCCAACACTGTTGGCACTATGTTAAAATTAAATCCTGTTAACAGATTAAAAACTTTAGACTTTGGAATACCACAAGGTACTTATGAAAAAGTAATTAAAAAAGCAGATGAACAATATAATTTAATACAATCAATGGCAAAAAAATTTCATATGGTAGATAGAGATTCTTTTGCTAATGCTGATAGTGTTTTATATTATTTAAAGGCTTTACAAAAAGGTGATGTAGAAGATATACCACAGATAGCCAATGACGCTATTCAAAATTTGATAAAATTAAGAAATGGATTAAAAGATCCAAATGACATCAAAACAATAAATAAAATTATAGGAGAGATTACCCAAGACAGCGCACCGTTTAAATCAGCGCGAGCTCCAAGATATTATAATGAAGATCAAACACTTAAGGGTGGGGACAATTACAGAGAGGTTGTATTTTTTTTAGATGAACCAATAACAGGTAATATAGAACCTCTCAAAACAAGTGGTTCACACTTTAGTCAATTTGTTAAAAATGAAGTTTTTCACGTAAGGTTCGATACAAGATTTACACCAGATGGTAAAAAGGTTTTATCTATTCACCAGATACAAGCAGATAATGCTAAAAGCGTTAGTGAAGCTTTATCGAGGGCTAGACAACTTTCTGGTGAGGCACGTAAGAATCCTTTTCAAAAAGATATTGAAAATAGAATGTTTTTAATGGCACAAAGAAGATTACAAGATGAATTACAAAGAGCAGGGACAACTGGTAATGCATCTAAAATAAATAGAGCAGCTGATGACTTATTGAGAAATACAAAGAGAATTACTTCTGGTGTGCAGAGAGGTGAAGTTGATTATTTTCCAATGGTTGATGCAGCTGATTATAGTGATCACGCTTTGAAATATTTATTACAACTTGCAGCAAGAGAGGGTGCAGATTATGTTGCTGTATTACCTTTTGACATGCTTAATTACAAAGCTAGTGTTGATGGGTTTGCTGGTAATGAAAGAGCTTATGGATATGCAAGCGGTAAAGGGATAAATAAAAAAGGTAAAGCTATTATTCCTGAGTTGATGAAAAAGACAGCACGTTTTTTTAACAGCACAGCAGGACCCATTAAAATCTCTCGATCAAATCCAAAAAAACCATACAAAAAAATTTCAGAAGAAAAATATACTTACAAAGAAGGACATTTATTAGGTCCACAGGGTAAAGAAGGTGAGCCAGGTTTCATTCCAGGTAAGAGTTTTACTAGAATTGCCCATACAGATGCCGTGAAAAATCCAAGGAAGGGATACAAACTTATAACAGAGGATAATCCCAACTTGTATTTTGATGCGTTTGCTATAAAAGTAAACAATCTCATGAGAGGCACACAAAAAACATACAAATCCAAAGGGGGTCTTGTGGTAGATATGTTTAAAACAATGAGGTACAATTAGTAATGGCTGTAGAGAAAAACAACGAAATTATTGAAGACGAATTAGAAGTCACGGAAGAGGGCCCACAACCAGAGGGCACTGGACCAATTGATGTTTCTGTAGAGGGTGAAGAAGAAGTTATAGAGGAGAGACCTCAAGATGACTTTAATGCTAACCTTGCAGAAAACATGGATGAAAGAACTCTTGGTTCTATGGCAAGTGATCTTATTGCTGAATACAAAAAAGATAAAAACTCAAGAAAAGAATGGGAAGAAGCCTACATCAAAGGTTTAGAATTATTGGGCACAAAATATCAAGAAGTAACAAAACCATTTAAAGGTGCAAGTGGTGTAACACATCCATTACTTGCTGAATCTGTAACTCAATTCCAAGCACAAGCTTACAAAGAATTGATACCATCCGATGGTCCTGTCAGAACACAAATTGTAGGATTACAAACACCACAAATCGAAGCACAGGCAGATCGTGTTAAAGAATACATGAACTTTCTTCTGATGGAGGAGATGGAAGAATACACAACTGATATGGATCAAATGTTATTTTATTTACCATTGTCCGGTAGCACGTTTAAAAAAATATATTACGATGCAATGATTGGCAGACCATGTTCTAAATTTATACCTGCTGAAGATTTAGTTGTGCCTTACTATGCATCAGATCTGAAAGATTGTGAGAGAATCACACACGTTATTAAGATGACAGAGAATGAAGTCACGAAAAAAATGGCTGCAGGTTTCTACAGAGACATTGAACTTGCATCACCAAGAGAAACAACGGACCAAGTTCAACAAAAGGTAAATGAATTACAAGGAGTAAAAAGAACAGAGTCTGATATGCTGCATACAATTTTAGAGATGCACGTAGATTTAAATTTAGACGACTATGAAAATTTTGATGACAAGGCAAAAAAAGTAAAAATACCATACATAGTTACCATTGACGAAGGTTCAGGAGAGATCTTATCTATTTACAGAAACTACAAACCTAATGATATCTCATACGCAAGAATAGAATACTTTGTGCATTACAAATTTTTACCTGGTTTGGGCTTTTATGGTTTTGGTTTAACACACATGATCGGTGGTTTGAGCAGAGCTGCAACCCAATCATTGAGACAACTGATTGATGCAGGAACATTAAAAAATTTACCTGCTGGATTTAAGTCAAGAGGTATCAGAGTAAGAGATGATGACCAGCCAATTCAACCTGGAGAGTTCAGAGATGTCGATGCACCAGGTGGAAATATACGAGATCAGTTTTTTAATTTACCATTTACAGAACCATCAACAACATTATTTCAATTATTAGGCTTTGTGGTACAAGCGGGACAAAAATTTGCTGCAATAACTGACTCAAATATTGGAAATGATGCACAAAATAGGGCAGTTGGAACAACAATTGCACTAATGGAACGTGGTTCACGTGTAATGAGTGGTGTTCATAAGCGTTGTTACTATGCAATGAGGTTGGAATTCAAGATTTTAGCAAAAATTTGTGCAGAATCACTACCACCAGAGTACCCTTATGACGTTTATGGTGGGGCAAGACAAATAAAACAATCAGATTTTGACGAAAGAGTTGATATTTTGCCTGTTGCAGACCCAAATATCATGTCTATGGCGCAAAGAGTGACACTTGCACAGACACAATTGCAAATAGCACAGACAAATCCGCAAATTCACAACATACACGAAGCTTATAGACGTGTTTATCAAGCGTTAGGTACAAAACAAATTGAAGGATTACTTAAACCAGCACCAAAACAGCCAGAACCTTTAGATCCAGCAAAGGAAAACGCACGTGCATTACAGATGCAACTACTTACAGCGTTTGAATTTCAAGATCATGATGCACA